CGCGGTCACAACGTTGGGTCGACAAACATGGAGGCGTGAGTGCTGCACCAACAGGTCTACCAGACCCAGGGTTTGCGTCTGGAACAAGCAACCTGTTAGTGCCACCAGCGAAGCTGCAGGAGCTGCATGACGTTGAAGCCGCGCCGCCAACACAACCATCACCGAACCTGCCTCCTATGCAGGAGCCAGAGCCTTTGCCTCTGCCAATGGTGCCGCCACCACTGCCACCGCCGCCACCGCCAGTTTCGATTGCACCCTCGCCACCGCCGCCACCAAAAGTCAAAGCTCCAAAGCGGCCACCTGCGACTACGGCGGCAGAGGTCATGGATGTCAAGCTTGGTGACGCTAAAGGCTCGAATGCTGGCGGCGTGTACCGAGGTGCTGATGGTAAGCTGCGGTATGTAAAACTCTACACGGATCCGTCCCAAGCTGCAGGCGAACACCTTGCCAATCAGATCTATGCGGACATGGGTCTTGGTCGCATTAAGAGCCAGGTGTTCGATGCGGACGGCTCGCTCGCATACGCTTCCGAGCTCATTGATGGGGTCACACCACTTGGTGGTCATCACCTCACTCCCAAGCTCGCGAAACAGGCGTTAGATGGTCTCGTCGGAGACCTCGTTACCGGCAACTGGGACGCGGTCGGAATGTCGTTCGACAACATGGTCGTAACGAAGAGTGGAAAGCTGTTGCGTATCGACAATGGCGGCACGTTCCTGATGCGAGCACAGGCGGGGAGGAAGCCGAAAGCGCTGCTTCAGCAGCTCACTGAGTGGGAAGCCTTCTTCAACCCTAGTATCAATCCAACGTACTCGAAACTGGCACAGACGGCGGGCATCACCGGACCTGTCGACATGCTGCCAGCGATTCGTAAGCAGCTGAAGAAACTCCAGAAGGTGGCGAGTGATGCTGGTGGCTGGGATGCCTACGTCGATAAGGTGGCTCCGCAGCTAGGCGCAACAGACCGCGCCGCAATCGTCGAGATGCTGGAGGCGCGCACCAAGCTGGTTGCTGAGAAGATAGCGGAGGCAGCCAGGGCAAAGAAGGTCGCGCGAGTTGCAGTGAGGAGGCCTGTCTATAAGTTCGAGGACCTCGAGCTGGAGACGATACCAGACCACGTGCTCTACCCTGGTGGCAAACCTGGGGAGTTCGAATCAGATCACGGGCTGCGGGCACTACAGTTCAGTGATGAGTCTCGGAAGCAACTGGAGTCGGTTTGCACTCCAGGGGAGATCGAGGCTATCAACTATTTCACTGGAGGTGGGTACTCTCCAATCCGTGCGGCGCTCAAACTCACTAAGTCGGAGTTCGAGCGCGAGCATGGGCATACTTATGAAGAGAACCACAAGGCTGGAAAGCTCATTCTGAGCGCGCTGAAGAAGTCACAGGCAGCACAAACCAGAATCGAGACTGGTGTCAAGGAGCTGTACCGCGGGTTAAAGTACCTGAACCGCAAGACGTTTGATGAGCTGCTAAACAAAGCTACAGTGACGTGGGACGAGCCAACGAGTACTAGTTGGCGGCCACGAGCTGCGGTCGACTTTTACGGCGGGGCCAGCACCTCCTACGGTATCCTGTATAGGATCAAACCAGCTCCGCGAACAAGTGGAGTCGCAGTGGAGGGTGTATCGCTGTATGACACGGAAGCGGAGCTCATCTATGGCGGAGGGACTACATTCCGTGTGACCAAAGTCGTGCGTGACAGTGGCAGGCCGAAAGGCGCCATCGTCTACTTGGAAGAGTTACCGTAGTTGCCTTAGAAGCTGACGTTGCTCTCGCCAGTAATAGGGTCGATTGTGAAGGTAAACTCCGGTTGCGAATCGACAAACCGATAAGGCCTAATTTTGTCTCCGTTATCGTAATGGACCACAAGATTTACCAGCTGCTGTTGTGTGAATCTGTCGGATACTGTTTTCAGTTCCTCTGGAGTGAATGTGTAGCTGAATGTTTCGTTTTTGGCCGTCGTGAACGTTAGTTCACCACGGACGACCTTGCTGTTAAACGGATCCATTGTTACATTCTAGCACGGGAACGATCGCATGTGGATATTCACTCAGTTCGGATTCTTCTCAATCGTTGCACATCGCGAAAAGCTCGACACTCTATTGATACGAGGGCGCAGCCACAAGGACCTCCAGGCGTTTGCCGACCGTATCGGAAACGTTAAGGTGGTGACTATGAACCTGGCGGATTATCGCTATCGGTTCGAGGCGCCGAAGGCGCGGGTAGCTGAGGTGCTATCGGCGGAGCTTAACGAGCTCAGCTACGACAATTTCAAAGATCGCGTGGCTGAGACACAAGGGTACGAGCGTGCTGGTGTGTATGGTGGAGTTTGGGCTCACCTGCATCGCCATCTCAGCTAGAGCCCCTGGGTGGGGCTGAGAGCCCAGGATAGCACCCATACGCTAGCGGTATGGCGTTTCGCCGCACCGTACTAGCAGCTGCCCTCGGATGTCCTGTCGCGCTGTCGGCAATACAGGACAGTAGCAACGACGGTCCTGTTTGGGTGCATACATGCATCGAAGGCACGTATAGAGGGCACCAAAAACACAAGGAAATCGTCTGGGATAAAGCGGTATTCGATACGATTGTTCGGAACTTTCGGGCACACCCATCGTATAAAGCTGGTCCAGAAGGAGTCGGTGTTGCGCGGGTAGTCCCATATGACTACGAACACGCCAGCGAGATTGGTGGAGCCAATCCAACACAGGGCACGATTCCACAACTCGGTGTGCCTGCAGCTGGTTGGGTATTAGATCTGCAGGTACGCCAGTCGTCTGATGGTAAATGCGAACTGTGGGCACTGAGCGAGTTTGGTGACACCGCGCTGACGCAGATTCGCTCAGGTGGATACCAGTGGACCAGTGTCGCGGTGCGGCTCAATTACCCTAACCACGTTACCAACGAGGACCAGGGACCGACGCTGACCAGTATCGCGCTGACGAATCACCCGTTTATTCAGGGAATGGTCCCCATTGTAGCGTCTGCGAACCAATGGGGGAAAGCAGAGTCACCGGAAGAGTTCCTGATTGGTATTCGGGACATATTTGGACTCGCGTCGGACGCCACTGTAGAAGAGATTCAGAGTCAACTCACGCGGCTGGTGGAGATGTTCACGGCGGAAGCTGTTCCAGAGCGAATCGCCATCAATATGGAAGATATGGTGTGCTCGCTTCGAGACCTGCTTGGTCTACCGAAGCTGGCCACCCAAGACGAAATCCTGGGTGGGGCTGAAACCGCACTCAGTGGGCTGCTATCCGAGCAGGGTAGCGAAATCGTACCTTCGGAGAAGAACATGGCTCTATCAGCAGCACTCACCGCAATCGCAGCAATGGTAGGCTGCCTAAGCCAGGAAGAATCCGCAATCCTGCAGGCAGTAAAGGAGGTGTCTGCGAAGGCGGACGAAGTCGAGTCTGCGAACGCTTCGAAGGACTCGATTGCGCGGCTTCTAGAGTTGTTCGGGTCTAAGGATGTCACCAGCCTAATGAGCGAGGCGGCGAAGACTATCGCGAATGCCGAGAAGCTCAAGCCGACGCTCGAAGCACTGGCGGCAGCGCAAGGTGCTCTGCGTGAAGGAGCGGAAGCGGATGCCGTGAATGAGGCAGAGGTTGTCGCGGCATCTCTGGCACACGACGACGATACGCTTGCAGCGCGATTCAGGCCTGTGATCCTGGCGGCGCGAATGGCTTGCATTGGCGAAAACGGTATTGTTGATCAAGATAAGTTAGCGAAGTTCCGAGAGGACCATCCTCTCGAAGAGGAGCGGAAGGCGCTGTTGACGCGCCGTGTCGTCGCCGGTCCAAACGGGCTACAGCTTGGTGGTGCTGCTACAGGGTACACACAGCCTATACTGCAAACTGGCGCGGCGGGAACGGCGGGAACGACGAGTCTTGTGAATGAGCTCAATGCTCAGGAGGGCCGCAATCCTGTCGAGAAGGCTCAGGCCCTCCTGCTAAGCAGACGGGCGTCGCACAAGAGTCTGCCGTTTGACGAGCAGATTGGTGCTGCTGGTGACTTCGTGCGCCGACTAATGGCTGGTGAAGCCGTAACACTATAAGGGACATCATGGCGACAAGCGTCCGAACTATTGAGCAGCCAAGCTACTTCAGAGCGCGTATCAACGCTGGTGCTGCTGACATTCCACGTGGTCGTATCCTTACCAGAACCACCGCTGTTGGCGCTTGTGTCATCGCGACAGCAGCGACTCAAGTGTTCTGCGGTGTGAGTGCCGAGCTCATGGAAGGGACGACGGCTGGGGCTATCACCCGTGACACCCAGGTGGCAGGGAAGGCCATGGTTGTTTCTGGTGCAGCATATGCTGCAGGTGTCGAGCTAACTAGTGACGCACAGGGGCGAGCCATAGCCGCCACAGATGGCTCACAATGCATCATCGGAGTATCGGAGACCGCAGCAACCGCCGCTGAGCAGGACACTGAAGTTGAGATCGATATTCGTCGCTCATTGGCGGCTATCGCGTAACGGGGCGCGAACCATAGGAGTGTAAAATGGCATACATGATCGACGCCTCGGGCAACCTTGTTCCAGCGACTGGGAATATGCCCGGTAATGTGATCGAGAAGAACTTTACTTTAAGCCATCAGCTAGGGAATGCGCAAGCTGGCGAACAGGTGCTACTGGCTGTGACGCCCTCCGATACATCGCAATCTCTGGAGCTTGAGACGTATCTAGGAGGCTACCGCCAACGCGGATTTGGTGCTGATCTGGTATCGCGAACTGTACCCACAGAGAAAGAGGAGTACAAACGTCGAGACTTTAGCCATCTGAATGTCTTCGCTCCAACTCCAGACGATGTGGGTCGTTCCGGTGCTATCAACCAGGTCGAGCACATCAGCGAGCTTGTGCCAGGCAAGACCAAAGAGCATGCGTTGGCCGCGTTCATCCCATACGCAGCAGAACATGATGCCGTCGGAACCTACAAAGTTCGTGCAGCACACACGAAGATGCTTCGCGACAAGTTGGATCTGAATCGCGAGATTCGGATCATGGACCGTGCATCAGCAACGTCGACCTGGCACGCCAACAACTATATGACCATCACGACTGCGTTCCGGTGGAACACTGGTACCACCAGGGATCCGTTGGCAGATATCTACGCTAGGCTGCATCAGAGCTGGATGCCAGTCACGAAGATCGTGATGAACCTCGCTGTTAGTGAGTATTTCTTGGCGGATGCGAAGGTAATCGCACACGCGGATTTTAGGCTAGGTACGGCTGGGGCAAAGACCTCACTGATGACAGAGAGTGAGGCTCCTGGAGTCCAGCGGTTCGACTTGCCTGGACTTCCACCGTTCTACATCGTTGATTCGAAGAAGTTCGAAAACAATGTGATGACACCCATCTTAGCTGATGATGTCCTATTTCTGAGTACGCCAGAAACGCTGGCTGGAGGCGAGACGATGGCTTCGTTACTGTCGTTCCGGTACCAAGGGCGAAGTGGGACTGGGTATACTGTCAATGAGTACCAGCCGTATGGAAGAGGGCTGAACGGTGGAGTTATGCTTGAGGCCGGATATGCTGACGATGACGTCGTTGTGAGTCAACGGGCTGGCGGACTCATCAAGTCCGTTCTAACTGGTACATAATCGAGCGTGCAATGTAGGCATCAGCCCCGGTTCGCATATGCGGGTCGGGGCTTTCATCTGAAGGATAGATGCGATGGCAAAACAAGATCCAAAAGACGAGCGAATTGCGGAGCTCGAGGCCAAGTTGAAGGCTTCAAACGAAGCTACTGCAAGAGCCGAGGAAAAAGCCGCTTTGCAGGCACAGACAGAGGCACAGTTGAAGCGTCAAGACACCAAGATCGCAGAGATGGTAGAGAGCAACGAGCGTCTAAAAACGCTGCTCCAACAGCTTCGTGCCGAATCCACCGAAAACGAGCTCCCGCGTGTGAGTGAACTAGGAGAAGCTGCAGCACAGCTCACAGTGTCATGTGTCCTCACCAGCGCCACTACGGGGCGGCGCATTGAAGCAGTTGCTGGCGATGTTATCTGTGAGAAGAGCCAGTTGGAGAAGCTAGCTGTGAAACTAGGGACAGACCACAAGATCCATGCCGTCTCGAAAGAAGAGCTTGCCGTGGCTCGTAGGGCGGGCCGGGCACGCTGATAGGCCGTCATGGCTGGCGAGATATATGTTGAACAGCAAGATCTGGAGGCGCGATTCGGCGTCAGTCAGGTCCTGCAGGTATTTGGAGACAATGGTGAGGCGACACCTGGTGCTAGGCTACCGCGAGCATGTCGGTCAGCCTCTCGGCTCGCAGATACGGTACTGATGCAGGCGTGGCCTTTAGCTAGCATACCAACATTAGTTGCGGAGGACGATTCTGTTCTCGATGCCATCTGTGACATAGCGCTGGCTGAGGGGATGATCGCGAGAGTCGAATGGGCTGGAGACGAAACACCGTACGTCAAGTTACGGAAAGACGCTCTCACTAGGCTGGGTTTAGTTGCGACAGCAAAGCTGAGGAGTGCTGGCGAAACGGTGGCTGGGAAAAATCCTCATCTATCAATGGGGAAGGTGTCGACGCAACGAACCCCACATACGTTTGTGTTCGCTCCGTCGCGCGCAAAGCCACGACGAGGTGGCTTCTGATGGCAGACGCCATCACAGTCGATACTCGCGAGCTAGCGGGAACAATCGTGCGCATAAAGTCGGATGCCATGATGGGTATCCGACATGCTATGCCGATCATCGCAGAGTCATTGGTTGCAGCTGTCAGTGATGTCTATGAGGCAGAGGGTCCAGGGTGGGCAGATCTACAGGATTCGACCGTCAAGCAGCGTCGTGGCTCTAGCTATAAAATTCTCCAAGACACAGGCGTGATGGCTGGTTCCACGAGCCCAGGATACGGAGCTGACTGGGCAGAGGCGTTCGCGGGCACAAGTTATGCTGACTTCCATGCTACCGGCACACGGCACATGGTAAAGCGAAACCCATTCGCGCTAGGTCCCTTCGAAGCCGATGTGCTGGAAGAGGCTGCTGATGTGGTAGCGCAGCACGTGACGTAGGAGATGCGATGGCGTGTCAATGGGGTACGCACTATCTGGTGAGAGCGCTACAGGCGGTAGTCCAACCAGTACAGGGTGACTATGCATCGGGCTATGTAGTCGTCAGTGCGATTGCTGGTATGACTACACTCGAACCAGGAGTGTTCGGAATACCGATCGTTGGTGGATGTCTAGAGGAAGCTCGCACTATCAAGGTTGAGCCGAACCCAGACACGAGCGACGGCAGTTGGGAGGTACAACCTAGTGGTACTCCAGTGCTGGTGACTAGCGTGCTTGGAGGCGTGCGAGTAAACCTCGCGTCTGGCACTGAGATACGATGGGACCCTCCTACGAATGGGCTCACTGAGCTAGGTGTTGTGGGCGCTGGTGGCCTCACTGGTGGTACACAGCACGAGCACTTCGGAGCGTTGCGACAGGTGGTGTTGTACCAGGACCTAGGCTCACAGGCGGGTGCTGTCGAATTCTTTAGAGCCAAATTGTCTGACTATCCAGCGGCTGTCCTAGGGTGGGTATCGAGCAGACCTGCAGATGGGGCCACGACACCAGGAGTTGGGTCTAATAACGTAAGGCTAGGACGGGGACGTAGGCTGTTTTCGCACGATTGGGAATTGTACATCGTGACGTCCAGACTCGATGGACATGGCGTGCGAGCTCGGGAGGGCATGGTTGTGCGAGATGAGCTGATGGCACAATTGACCGACAGGTGTGCATTTCGTGGACTCCCAGTAAGCGGCCCAGCTGGAATACAGATCACTGATGCACGCATGGTACGCACCACCTCAACATCGTTCGTTGATGCTATCAGGTTCTCGACACAGTACGTGCTTGAACGGACTCCAGCTGGTCGTACTTTCAACCCGTGGCTCCGTACACATCTACAGATGTCACGCCCAACATCTGCTGGTGACATGGGTACTGTCGATGCTACTGACCCAATGCCGTAGTCCTGGGTGGGGCTGAGCCTAGCAATATCTACACGTAGCCTGGACACATGGTCGAGTTCGCTCGGTTCGTGCGCTGCAAGCCTGGTCGCATTGTCCATAGGCATGGGACTGCTGACTTGATTGGTGCAGAGCTAGTTCCGCTAACACGAGACCAGCGACGAGCGGGCTCGCCAGCGGTATTGTGGACGAACCGAATCGTGCCGCTGACGGCGGATTACTGCCGACAATACTCGAAGGAGTTACGCTCTGAGTTGCGCGAAGAATCTCTAATCGAGTGCAGCTGTGATGACTGGGAAAGTCAGGAAAAAACTCTAGAGAAGCAGCGGGTACAGCGCGTGAAGGATGCAGCTGTTTCAGCTAATACGTCCACGGAGGATAACCAGTGAGTCTACCGCTAGCGGCCGTTCCTACGAGTCCTACTCCTGGGTTTTGGCTAGTCGTCGATCTGAAGCCACGTAACGTCTCCCCAGGCTCACAGGGGTTACAAGGTGTCATTCTGGCGCCATCGAACCCCTCTGGAGACATGACCCAAGACACGGAGATACGTACCTTGGGTGCACTGGAGGAAGCGGAAACTGCCGGTGGTGTTGGCTCGCTAGTGTCACTCGCCTACGAGGCGCTTCGGCGACGATATCCGCAGGCGCAAATAGATCTCGTCTGCCCGACTCGTAGCGGTGGTGCCGCTGCCACTGGGGCCTTCGTAGCTACTGGCATACCAACGTCCAGCGGTACTGTGTTTCTGTACGTGCAGGGGTATGAGATCCAGGTGCCGTGGAATGTTGGCGAGTCACCTGACACATGGGTGACACGAGCTGTTACCTATGTTGGGCGGTACGCTCGAAAACTATTTGTGACAGCGTCTGACGGAACTCCCGTAGGGCAACTAACAATCACTGCGAACAGCCCTGGCCCAGCCGGCAACGATGTGTCGTTGCAAGCCAGGGTTGTCGATGTCGCCAATGGATCAGTTGCTGTTACAGCAATGACAGGTGGTACTACTGAACCTGACTTTACGACCGCGTTCGAAACGATTGAGGGACGAGAGTACGATTACATTCTACCAGCCTTGAGCAATGCTGATGCCGCGTCAGCGTCTGGCAACGTTGCCAGGTTGGAAACTCACATCAACGGCTTCAACGAGGGACTCAATGCGCACCTGCAGCAGGGCGTCGTAGGTCACACTGGCTCACGCACTGCAGCGGCAGTGAGCTCAGTCGCGCGAAACGAGCAGGTCATCGAGCTGCTTTGTGCTCAGCAGAGTGAATCGTTGCCCTGTGAGGTAGCGGGTGACGAGATGGGCGACCGTATGAAGCAGCGGGCGCTCTACATCAGCCGCAATCGCATTGGTACATCAATGCAGATCGCAGCAGCCGCTGATCCGGTTGCGAACAATCCGACCGTTGCGCAAAGTGATGCAGCTCTACTCGCAGGTCTGTCAATCGCTGCCTACAACGAACGAGGAGAACCCTACCTAGTACGCGCGGTGACGACGTATTCGCAGACGGATACAGGGACACAAGTGCTGCCAACCGACTGCAACGAAATTGACGCGCTGTACGACTATGCGAAGGATCTGCGAGCATTCTTGCCAGTAGAATTCGCTAACGCACGGGTCACTAGAGATATCACAGAACCCAGTGACGATCTCCCAGAGGGAGTCGTTGAGGAGCGAGACATCAAGGCGGCAATCGTCGCGAGGACTAGGTCCTTCTGGATCCCAAAAGGAGTTCTGAATGGGGACCATTTTAACGAAAAATTGGCATCCGGTGAGTTGGTTGTCCGCGTTAACGATACAGACGAAACCCAGGTGGACATCTTCATCCCCGCGAAGCCGTTTAAAAACCTCGCCAAACTGGGCGTCTATGTGGCCAAGGACGGTTGATAGGAGCGACTTTTAATGACTGACTTTCTCGACTACCCAAAGGCAAAGATTGCCATTGAGGGCGGAGAGCTTAAAGACGCATACGACGTGCAGATGTCCTTCGAAGATGGCGAGACGGACGTTCATACATTCAGAAATAAGGGGATGACATCTGGCTCAACTAGTGGATAAAAGTTAGGGAGCCTGACGTTTAAGTCCGCTATTGGTGAGGATGGCTTCGAGCGTGCGTACCTCGAGAAATGGGAGCGTCGCGAGGTGGTTCAAGCTCGGGTCAAGCTACCAGGAAAAACGATCACATTCACAGGCCGTTTTCGTACACCACAGGGTTCGAGTAACTTGGATGGGTTCATCGACTTCACCGCCACTGTGAAGGGTAAATACAGCTTTAGCTGAACACCAATACCGTGTGCTTTGAGGCCTGGTTCGGTGCGCCTCCCACCGGGCTAGGCCTCATTTCGTAGAGGGACCATGATAGAGTTCAAAACAAGTGAGCCAATCCCAGAACTTGGAAACAGAACCTGGGAAGAGCTCGAAGTGGCTCGACATGACGATGGACGGTTGATGTTTCGCGACCAGATCCGATTCCGCGAAACAGATGGATCAGTCAAGGCGATTGACGTGCGCGCGTCAGTTCCGAGGCCGTGGCAGCTAGGTAAAGCACGGGTTGAATGCCGCAAGCTGTTTGCACTACTTGGGCTCGACGAAGATCGCGATAAGGATCAATTTAACGAGCTTGAGCAAGTCTGCATTCTTGCGGAGTCGATTCGCACGTTTGAACCAAAACATGCTCAGTACACCGATGCGGAGGATCTGATACGCAACTACGACGAGACTAGCTTGCAGGACGTGCTGGGCCGAATGGTTGCAATGCGACAGTTGTTGGAGGTCCGCGACGTCGCGCTCACCGAAGAGGAAGCATGGGCAAAAGTGGCGGCGGTGGCGTCTAGGGGCCACCTCCTCCCTTTAACCGATATCGCTGGGTACGCGCAGCCCAGCTTAGTGCTTTTTATGGCACGCCAAGCCATGAAATCACCGACGGGACGTGCTTGGCGGCAATCGCACGGGAGCTCGACGCCGGAACCATCACCCGAGAAGAGCTCGAGCGCATCTTCCGAGGGACAGGCTACGCAGACCGACTGAGGCGTAATAACGGCTAGCTATGGCAGACCGCGAAGCGCGCATTAGGCTACAGCTGCAAGCAGGGTCGTTCATTGGCGGGCTGCAACAGTTGGCCAACAAGGCCGCGCACGTTGGCGCACAAGTCGCTAGTGCCTTCAAGGGGCCAGCGCTTGATGGCCTTACTGCGTTTCGAGCTTCACTGTCAGGCTCAGTTCGTGAGCTCAGTGGGATGGCGCAGACGGCTGCCGGTTTAGCTGGAGGATTCTCAGCGGCAACTGGTGCGCAGGGGGCGCTCGACCTAGCTGAGCGATATAGGAAACTAGCGTTTGAAATCGAGATGGCGTCGGGTGAGACTGTCGATTACACGCGAATTCTTAGTGACGTAGAGG